CTGTGTATTTGCAGTTCCTACAAAGTTGGCACGTACTTCTGGTTCAATCACAATGGTCACATTACTGGACTTGAACGGACTTGTGCTGAAACCAGTGTACAACCACAAGTTGGCGGTGTAGCTAACTGTAGTAGCTGCATTTTGTTGTACCGAGCTAAGAGCAAATGTATGCGTGGTGTTTGCTGCACCTGGATTACCAGCAAGACCAGTCTGAATATTGATATTGCTATTAGCAGTGCCATCGCCCCACTGGAAATTATATAATTGTTGTGCTCCAAACGAAGCAGTATTACCTGGGCTGCCAGGAGTGTCGTTGCGGATGCTTACCACACCACCAGAAGTAGCTGTATAGTTAATGGTTCTAGTTGTGTTGGCGGTAAGAGCAGGACTTTGTTGAGTGTAAACTTTAACATTAGTAGTTGCTGAAGTATTGCTGTACGGTGGAGCATTGCCTGCTGTTTGATTTGTAGCAGTTAGAACAATGCCATAGATAGCATCTGTATTTGCTGAGTTGACATAGGTATGACTGTTTGTGCTCCAAGCATTTCCAGGGTCAACTATATTTCCGTCACCGTAGTTGAGACTATACGATGTAGCATATTGACTGGTGTTGGTAAATGTAACACTACTTCCGGTATCTAGGCTGGTAGGAGTAGTGCTAAATGATGCAATTGGTGTTGGAGTATAAAGAGTAATATAGTTACTATTAGTCGAAGTTGATGTTGAACCTTTGGCTCCGTTTGCAGAATTACCGTTGTAAGTGCCGTTGGTATTGTAAGCAGTAAACACAACTGTAAACTGTCCACCAACCACATTGCTGTAGGTATGATTTGCGTTGGCAGTGGCAGCAGTAGTTCCGTCACCAAAATCCCAAAGGTAGCTGTTGGGACTACCAATATAACGTCCAACAAATGCCACACTCAACGGACTTGGACCGGATTGTACATTTGAAGTAATATAAGTGTTGCCCACAAATGTGCTGTTGGCAATGTTAAATGCCACTTGATTTAGATCGTCGATGCTGTTGGTTACAAAAGTTCCGGTGGTCCAGCCTTGATAAGCACCATTGGCAGTCAAGCTTCCGTCTGACGGTGTACCCAGGGTTATTAAATTGCCAATTACATTACCAGACACATTACCTGTGGCATTGTCCACATAAAACTTAGTTGCAGCATCTTGATTGGCAACAGGGTTGGTAACGTTGTTGATGTTGATGTTGCCTACATTGATGTTTCCAGTGCTGGGCAATACAATATTACCAACACGAACATTGCCAGTTGCACTAACTGTGGTTGCGGTTAATGTAGTTGCTGTAATTACATTGCCGGCAATATTACCAGTACCCGACACAATACCCGAACCAAATAAGACATTACCGCCTGTAATATTGCCAGTTGTAGTAACAACACCAGATCCAGCTAATAAGTTACCAACAGTTACGTTACCACTTGCAGATATTATTCCGCTGCTTAAAATATTGTTGGCTAAAATATTACCAGAAACATCAAGCTCAACAGTTGGATTTGAGTTGACAATACCAACTCGTGTGTTAGTAACATCAACATAGATCAGATTACCTTGAATGGCCAGATTAGCACCACGCTGAAGATTATCTGCTAATATGTTGCCCGAGATCTTATTGATTGCCATGCATTGTCCTTTACCGGATATTTATGGCGTTAAGTACTGCTGTGAATTACAGATATAGGTTCGCCGTTGGGTGGTGCACCGGTAAATGTAATATCAAATCCACCGTTTACTGTGTAAGCTGTAGTAGAATCCTGATATATTGAGCCAACAAACACTATAATTTGAGATGCTGATGCCACTTCTTGGCTCATAGTAAATACAGTAGTGCTTCCGTCGCCTGTAAATGAATCCACTACGTAAGCTACCGATCCTGCAACACCCAATGGCAAATAAGCAGTACCATTGAAGTATTCAATTTTTCCCAGATCTGTATTATAACGCATCAGACCAAATACTGGTGCTAACGGCCGTGTGTCTGATCCTCCGGCAGGTAGTACAACTCCAGATGAGCCTGACTGCAGCCGTCGATTTTTTACAAAATAACCCATTAGATTGTTGTATAACTAACTACCGTCGAAATAGCGTTGGCTGAGTTGGCATTGGCTTGAACTGTATCACCGGTAGCTAATAATAACTTTTCAGCAGCTTGATACATCTGATATGTATCGCCGGCAGTGATCAATAAATTTGCCAAGACTTGGTTACTAATATTAGCCAAACTACCACTTGGAACTACCCACACATTGGCAATAACATTGCCTGCTGTATGATTACATAAACTCATAAAGGTAATAGCAGTATTGCCTGAACTTACATAGGCATTACCAGCCGATGAACCTACATTTCCTGTTGCGATTGTCATCTAAAATTCCTTAAAATATAATACCAAAAACGATGGCTTTACTCTTGCTAACCAGTTCATCGCTCACATCAGCACTTTGAACATACAGACCTGTGCCACCTGATCCCACTGCATTATTATAAACTGCTACAGCATTGGCTACATTAGCTGGTGCTGTGCCAATGTTACCAAACACTTGATGGCCTAGTAATGTCAATTTTTTTGTAGGATAATCAAATGTTAAATTGCCGCTGGCACCAAATACACCACCGTTGTTAAATTGAACTTGGGTGTTGGCACCACCAGGCGGAGTACTTCCAGATCCAGTTACAATATTTGCAAAAGTTGAATTATCGGTTGATATTTGCCAAGCACCCACAGTTACATTATAACGCAATGCTGCATAAACATCCGGGCTCGAAGTTTGTTGTGCTAAAATTCCAATGTTAGAATAAGTACCAGTATTATTAGCGGCCAGGGTAATAAACGGATCTGTAATTTCTAATTCAGTTGTATCAATGTAAGTAATATTTCCCCGTACATCAAGGTTGCCAATGACTTTTACAGTATTAGTCTGAATTTGAACATTGTCATTGCTGTTTATTGTAGTGATAAAATAATCACCGTCTACTCTTTTGTAGGTGGCCATTTATAGATCCTTTAGTGTATTTATTCGCAAAACAAAGTCTGCAATACTCAACGATTGCAAATTTGACAAGATGTTAAACTCTGGTACTTCTGCTGTAGTGTCCCCGCATACTCTGATAAATTGTTGTTGTGGATGATCTTTAACTACCGTAACAATTTGCTTAGTCCAGTTTCCAGTAAAAGTTGGCGGCGCTGCTGATTTTTTGTAAAACTCAGTATCTGCATAAACGTTGTTAAACAGCCCAGCACCGTTTCCTCCTAAATCAAACCCCAACATGTATATGTTTTGATGCCCATCAATAGCTGCAATCCCTGTGGCAATTGGTCCGCTGCTAAATCCAAAATATTGTTTTGGTACTACAAGTGCACCGGACCCGTTAATGGGTCTGCGAGTGTAGAATTTATGTTTTTCGCTATAACCAGACTCTTGTATCACTGTGCTGATTGGCTTATCGGTTGCTACTAACACATGCGGAGTATGTGTACGATATAAGGCATTGCAGCCATAAACTGTTCCAAGTTTAAGCAGGGTATCTACATCTATATGTTTGCGGCTAACGCCATTACCAAGTACAAAAGCGGTCATAAAAAATCCTCCCAGTATGTAGCTGAGAGGATTTGTCTGCTAATAAAATTAGCTGGTGTAACTTTCTACAATTACTAAATTTAGTAGGTTCTGCTGTGTAGCGGTATTAGCTTGTCCAGTTGTACCAGACTTGATTTCTGTGCCTTCGTCTGTGAAGAAATTAGCTGCATAACGAACATTCTGTTGAACAGCCGACTGTGCCCACCCGCCAGTAGTACCACCAACTTCGCCACCAGTAAAGTCGTAAGCATACTTGTTGGTCAGTTTGCTGATCAGAACTTCTGAGCTGTCTGCATCTAGTGAGTAGCTGATATTCATATTGCCAGCTGTTAGCGAACTTTGTGCTTGATTAGCTAGTACACAAGTTCCAACCAAATTTGCTGTTCCGTTACCTGTTCCTGCACCAGTTGCAGTAAACACATCACCTACTGCTGCATTAGATGAGCCGCCGCACGATGCCCAAGAAGTAGTACCTACTGAAGTAATATAATATGATTGACCAGCTACCAAGTCAACCGCGTCTATTGATGTAACAGAAGCAACAAGATACTTACGCACACCTTTTTGGCGTACAATCCAACCGTCTGCTTCAGCTTGACCTGTAATATATACACGGCATTTAACAACAGGATATGCTGCTGTAGCAATACCACCACCGTTACCTTGACCACCAACTACGCCAGCAAACTGAGCAGCGTTAAATGTTGCAGGATATACTGGTGCTGTTAAAGTACCCCAGGCGTTGAAGCCAATGTCTTTAGTTGTAGATTTTTTAACTTTTAGAGGACGACCCATTTTGATTTCTCCTTACAGAAGTCCGATGCTGGTTC